CGGCACACGGGGATGCGCAATCTGTCGGACCCGGTGACGCCGAAGGGGCGGAAGTTCCGCTATCAGTTCGACTACACCGTGGACGGCTGGTTCACGCCGTCGCTCGAATGCACCACGGAGGCGCAGATTCTCACGGTGGACGTCGGCGTCGAGGTGCACGACACCGGCGAGACCCTGCGACCGCCACCGCCGCCCGAGCCACCCCCGCCGCTCACGGACCACATCGTGGTGCCGTAACGGCGCGCTACCGAACGAACCCTTGCGTCGGCCTCCGGCGTACCGGTATATTACCTGCGGTGTACCGGTGCCCGCCGGTGCCATCGCCATTTCGTACCCTCGTCTTCGATGCAGACGATTCCGCTGTCGAACACGCAAATCGCGAAGCTCGGGGCCGCGCAGCAGCGCGTGCTGAACGCCCACGCGGCGTATCAGCAGGCGCTCGCGCACCGGACCGACCTCCTTGTGGTGCTCTTCGACGCGCTCGGCTTGCCCGAGCACAGCGAGGTGGACTTCGAGGCGGGTGCCATCGTCGTGCCGGACGCTCCGGTGACGCCTGTCGCGTCGCCCGGAGACGGCGCGGCGTCCGGCGCCCCGCAGGCCGTCCCGGCGTAAGCATGTTCACCTGTACCGGTACAGCACCGGTACATACCTCCGAGAGGACCGTCCATGGCCCGTGCCAAACCGCCGGCCGCAGACATCCCCACGCCTGACCCCACCGTGCCGGTGGACCTGCCGGATGCGGCGGACGCGGCGCAGGACGGCCCGCCCGACGACGCTCGCGTGAACGGCGCGCCGCCGGTGGGCGAGCCGACCCCGGACCCCGACGCCGGAATGCTGAACGCGACCATCACGAACCCGTCGCGCGAGTTCCAGTGGGTCGAGGTCGGGTCGAGCATCGTGCGTCTGGGGCCGTACGAGGACCTCACCGTCCCCCGCGAGCAGGTGACTGCGAGCACGGAGAACCAGCAGCGCCGGGGAGAAATCCACATCCGTCACCACTCCTAAGCAGGAGCATCTACCACCATGGCTCTCGGCATTTCGGCGGGCGTTTACCCGAACGAGGTGAACTACTCCGCGTACGTGAAGGCGAAGAGCACCTCGACGTGGGGCGTCGTGGGACTCTTCGAGAAGGGTCCCATCGGCGTGCCGGTTCTCGTCGGGTCGCTCGATGAGGCGCAGCGCATCTTCGGGAATTACCTGACCACGGCAGCGGCCGGGACCGGGTTCGCGATGCTCGCGCTCAAGAACTTCTTCGAGAACGGCGGCAACAAGGCGGTCATCGTCCGCACGGTGAAGTACACGGGCGCGACGCCGTCGTCGGCGGTCGCGACGGTCACGGCGGTCGACCAGCAGGGCACGCCGGCCAACTGCCTCACCGTCAAGGCGGCGGTGGCCCTCGGCGGCGTCTCGCTCGACTCGCCGGGCGTGTGGGCGAACGGCGTGCAGGTCGTACTCAGCGCCGGCACCGCCGACGCGACGAACCAGTTCAACCTCGTCGTGAAGGACGCGGCCGGGAACGTGCTGGAGACGTACAGCGACCTGTGGATTGGGTACGACAAGCGGTCGGACCCGGACCACGTCGAGCGGCGCGTCAACGGCAAGTCGGCGTACATCGCCGTCAGTGACCTGTACGCGTCCGGCCAGAACGCCTCGACGCTGCGGCGCCCGGCGTTCAACACGGTGACCCTCGCCGCCGGCAACGACGGCCTCACGGGCATCGCCACGACGGACTTCATCGGCTCGTCGTCGGTCGGGAACGGCCTGTACGCGCTCGACACGGCGGACGTGAACTTCGTCTCCATCCCCGGCGAGGCCGGCACGACGGCGGCGAACTACACGGCGGCGACGGCGCTCGGCAACGCGCTGCTCGACTACTGCGCGGGCCGCAAGGACTGCGTCGCCATCATCGAAGCGCCGCAGGGCAACGACGCGGCGGGCCACCAGACGTTCGTCGCCACGCTCACCAGCCGCACGGCGAGCGGCACGTACGGTGGGCTGTACGGCCCGTGGGTCACCGCGCTGCACCCGACGACCTCCCAGGTCGTGACGCTCCCGCCGTGGGGCTTCGTCGCGGGCGTGTTCGCCCGCAACGACCGCGAGGGCGCCGTGTGGACGGCCCCCGCCGGCCCGAACCGGGGTGGCCTCATCGGCGCGCTCGGCACGGAGAAGCCGATGCCGGAGTCGCAGCGCGACGCGATGTACACGAAGGGCGTCAACCCCATCGCGCTCGTCGCGGGCGGCCTGCAGGTCTACGGCCAGAAGACGCTGGCGCTCAAGGCGTCGGCGCTCGACCGCATGAACGTGCGGCGCCTCCTGTGCTTCATCGAGGCGAGCATCGAGGACGCGGCGAACGGCATCGTCTTCGAGGCGAACAACAAGGACACGTGGGAGAGCTTCAAGCGCACGGTCTCCCCGTTCCTGCGGCGCATCAAGGACGGCGGTGGGTTCTACGACTTCGTCGTCGTGTGCGATGAGTCCATCAACACCCCGGACCTCATCGACACGAACACGATGAAGGCGCGCATCCTCGTCAAGCCGACGAAGACGGCCGAGTTCATCGCCATCGACTTCGCCATCGCCCCGACGGGCGCCAACTTCGCCACGCTGTAAGCTGGCGTACCGGTACAGTACCGGCGCGGTCTAACCGTACCGGTACTGTACCTGTTCACCCTCTCGACGGAGTATCTCCATGAATAGCGCGGGTGTGACGCCGAAGTCGCTTCAGCAGAAGTGGCAGTTCGGCGTCCAGATTCAGGGCTTCGACGCGGCCCTGTTCAGCAAGGCCGACCTCCCCGAAGTCGAGTTCGATGAGGTCGAGTTCAACCCCGGCGGTTCGATGTTCCCGCAGAAGGCGGCGGGCCGGGCGAAGTTCAACGACATCACCCTGGAGAAGGGGATTCCGCAGGAGAACCCGGAGACCAACATCCTCGACTGGGTGCGCGAGTGCATCACGGTCGCGGCGGCCACCGGCGGCGTCCCGAGCGACTACCAGCGCGACGTCGACCTCGTGCTGTACGACCGCAAGGGCGCGGAGTTCCGGCGCTACCGCCTCTTCAACGCGTTCATCAAGACCGCGAAGATGGGCGACGCCGAGGGCTCGTCCAGCGACAACAACATCGAGTCGATGACGCTCTGCTTCCAGTACTTCGACACGGTGTAAGCGTCGCGCAGCTGCAGTTCCGTACGACCTCACGGCTCACACGCGAACCGCAACGCCAACCGCTGGCCGACGGGAGGAGGTGACGTCGGCCGGCGTTTCGCGTTTCGCCCAGACGCCTGTCCCCTTGCGAGGACGGTGCGGTACCGGTACATTACTGGTATCGTACGCACCCCGGAAGGGGACGTCTTCTATCCGACACTGACGACGTAGGACGCATACATGCCGACCATTTCGCTCCCGCTGGGCCAGGAGGCCGAGATTCGCGGGATGACGGGCCGCGAGGAGGACATCCTCACGAATCGCAAGAAGATGCAGGGCGGGGACGCGATGGACGAAATCCTCGCGAACTGCACGAAGCGCATCGGGGACAAGACGACCATCCAGCCCGGCGACATCGAGCGGCTCAAGAGCCCGGACCGCCTCGGGCTCCTCATCGCCGTCCGGCGCGAGACGTTCGGGGACATCGTCAACGTCGACCTGCAGTGCCCCAGCTGCCAGAACCAGTGGGCGGTCGACGTCGACCTCTCGCAGCGGCCCGTGAAGGAGGCGCCGAAGGACCTCGTCCTCCCGGCCGAGGTGACGCTCACCGTCAACGACAAGCCGCTCATCGTGCGCGTCGACCTCATGGACGGGCGTAAGGAGAAGATGGTCGCGAAGACGACCGCCGACGTCGTCACCACGGCCATGCTCGCGCGCATCGTGGAGGTCGAGGGCGTCCACAAGAACGACATGCGCAAGTGGCTGCAGGACCTCACCATGCGCGCGCGCGGGCAACTGCGGAAGCTCATGGGCGAACTCGACTTCGGCATGGAGACCGAGGTCGCCGCCGAGTGCCCGTCCTGCGGCGACGAGGTCCGCTTCGACGTGAAGCAGCAGCCGGGTTTTTTCTTCCCGAAGGACTGAACAGCGTCCGCGAGGACATGTTCTTCCTCGCGTACGGCGGCCTGCATTGGTCCCCGGACGAAATGCTCGACATGCCCGGCGAGCAGCGGCGCTGGTTTGTCGAGCGGCTGCGCCTCCAGAAGGAGCACGAGGCGAAGGCCTAACGCCTCGCGGCGCGCCGTTGGGCGCCGCCTAACGGCATCTCCACCCGTACCGGTACTTTACCGGTACGGGTATCTGCACACCGGAGCCCCCGCATGTTCGCGAGTCCGCTGAACCTGGGCATCGCCATCGTCCTGAAGGACGGCGTCAGCTACCGCGCCGGCAACGTGCAGCGCGCGTTCCGGTCGATGGAGTACGCCGCCTACTCGGCCGCGCGCGGCATGAACCGGGCGGCCGTGGACGTCGAGTCCAGCTTCAACAACATCACGCGCTCGGTCTTCGCGGCCGGCGCGGTGCTGTCGTCGCTCGCGTTCCCGGTCAAGCAGGCCGTCGAGTTCGGGAAGGCCCTCTCCGAAGTCGAGACCATCGCGGACGAGTTCACGTCCAACATGGGCCGGCTCTCGGACTCCATCCTGAAGCAGATTACCGACTTCCCCGGCGACCTCGTCACGCAGTCGCAGGCGGTCTACGAGGCCGTCTCGGCGGGCTTCCTCAACACCGCCGACGCGAGCTACATCGCGAGCGAGGCGACGAAGACGGCGGCGGTGACGTTCACCGACACGAAGACCGTCCTCGACGGCCTCGTCGGCACGATGAACGCCTACCGCCTCAGCGCGGACAAGGCGGCCGAGGTCTCCGACGCGTTCTTCCAGACCGTCAAGTTCGGTAAGGTGCGGGGGAGCGAGGTCGCGCGCTTCTTCCCGCTCGTCTCGTCGTCCGGCGCGGCGTTAGGCATCCCGTACAAGGAACTGCTCGGCACCTACGCGTCGATGACGCTGGGCGGCCTGCCCCCGGAGGCGGCGGCGCAGTACCTCCGGCAAATCGTCCTCGGGTTCAACCACCCGAAGAAGGAGGCGCGGAAGGTCGCCGCGAGCATGGGGATGGACCTCTCGGTCGGGCACCTGCGCGACCTAGAGAAGCAGTCCCCCGGCTACGGGATGCAGCGCTTCCTGCAGGAGATGTACGCGAAGTCGATGGCGAAGGGCGGCGCGCGGAGCGGGTCGGAACTGTTCCAGACGATGCTCACGGGCCGACAGGCCTTCGCCGGGGCGACGACGCTCACGCAGAACATGGGTCGATGGAAGTTCATCCTCGACAACATGTTCTCGGACGAACGGTTCGATGAGTACGGCCGCCGCTACTCCAACCGCCTCTACGCGCTCTACATCCGCTCGAAGCAGCTGGACTACCAGCTGTCGCGCCTCCGGGGGACGTTCCAAGTTCTCGGGCAGTCGTTAGGCAAGCCGGTCATCAACGGGCTCTCCGGCCCCATCGGCGCCCTCGCCACGGGCATCGGCCACCTCGGCCAGATGCTCACGAAGCACCAGGGCATCGCGCGCGGCCTCACGACGTGGGTGCAGGCGCTCGGCGCCGCGCTGCTCACGTATGGCGGCGTCATGATGGGGCGGCGCGCGGGCGCCTACGCGCGCGGGTTCCAGCCGGGCACCATCGACTTCGTCAACCACATGACGCGGCCGTGGCTCGGCGTGAACATGACGATGCGCAACGTCATCCCGCGCCTAACGGCGACGTTCATGCTGTTAGGCGGCGCGTTGGCGGTGTACCGCCGGATGCTGGAGCGCAACACGTTCCACCTCGCGGAGCGCACCGCGAAGTTCAACGTGGTGAAGGACGCGCTCATGGAAGCCCTCGGCAACATGACCGGCGCGAAGGGGTCGATTTCCGAGGACACGTTCAAGGCGCTGCAGCGCACGCCGGGTGGCGTCGCGGCCTTCGAGAAGTGGTTCCGCATCCTCTACCGCCTGGGGCAGTTCGGGAAGGGCTTCATGAGCGGCTTCGGGGACGTCTTCAAGGGCATCTCCGACTTCGTCATCGACGGGCTGGAGAAGCTCGCGAAGGTCATCGGCAAGATTGCGCCGAACTGGGGCCGGCGGCTCGAGACGTTCCTCCAGAGCCTCTCGGCCGCGAACCCGCACCGGTTCCTCGCGTGGGGCGTCGCCGTCGGCAAGTTCGTCGGCGTGCTCACGGCGCTCATCGCCATCCCGCGCACGCTGACCGGACTGCGCCTCATCGGCGGCACGCTGCTGTGGATGGCGCGCGCGCCCATCGTCACGCCGTGGAACCTGCTCACGGGCGCGTTCCTCCGGCTGGCGAACGCGGCGCGCAGCGTCGTGGCGTCCGTGCGTGGGCTCCGCTTCCTCATGTTCGGCCGCTCCGGCGGCATCATGGGGCCGCTCACCGCCGCGCAAGCGGCGCACGGGGCGGCCGGCGGTCTGTTCGGTCGCGGACGTCGGGCATACGCGGCGGCCGGTGGCATCAGCGGCATGGCGTCGGACGTGTGGTCCGTCGTGGCGAACCGCGCCGGGGGCGCCTTCCGCGCCGTGCGCAGCGCGCCGGGGCGTCTCGTCGGTGCCGTCGGGCGCGGGTTCCAGAACATCGGCGCGCTCGCGCTGCAGGGCCTCCTCGGCGCGGGGAGCGGCATCGCACGCGGGCTCTCGGCCATCGGTTCGGCGGCGCGCATCGCGGGCGGCGCTGTGGTGTCGTTCGGTCGCATGTTCCTCAGCACGATGGTCGAGATGGCCGTCGCGATGGCGACGAACCCCGTCGGCCTCGCCATCATGGCGGTCGTCGCGGTGCTGGCGGTGCTCTACTTCAAGTGGGGCGCGTTCCGCACGTTCTTCCTGAACAGCTGGACGCACATCAAGGGCGTCTTCGTGTCGTGGTGGGGCTGGGTGAGCCGCATCGGCAACTTCATCACGGACAAGCTGGGCGGCGCCTGGACGTGGGTGAAGGACAAGGCCATGACGGCGCTCAACGGCATCATGTCGATGTTCCACAAGCTGTGGGACAACCCGTTCGTCATCTGGCTGCGCCAGAAGTTCGGGGACGTCGCGCGCGGTCTGCAGAACATGGGCGCGAGCGCGGGCGTGCTAGACACGCTGGTGGACAGCCACACGCGGTACGGGCAGGAGACGGACAAGCACTACTACCAGCGTATCTCCGACGACGACCTCTCGACGCTGGAGGCGACGCTCGACCGGTACCAGAACAAGAACGACCCCATTCGCAAGAACGGGGACTACACGCGGCTGCTCGACGCGTACATCGGGCACCTCGCGAATCTCCGCAGCGCCGTGATGTACGAGAACCCGCTCGCCCTCACGAACGGGAAGCTCATGCTCGGCGCACTCGGGTCTACAGACCTGAACGCGATGATTCGCGACCGGTTGCAGGCGGCGGGATTGGACAAGCTCATCGGAGTCGACGCCGTGACGGCGAGTGGCGTCGGCAACCCCCCGCCGCCGAGCGAGGACGACATCCACGACCTCGGCGACAACCTCGGGGGCAAGCTGGATGAGAACAAGGACGCCATCTACGACGTCAACAAGACGCTGATGAAGTACTCGCCGTTCCGCGTCTGGGAGTTCCCGAAGACGGCGCTCAAGGACCCGTTCGAGGCCGAGCAGGCGAAGTTCCTCGACCTGCTCGCGAAGGGTCAGACGGCGCCGCAGGCGAAGGCGGCGGCACACCAGCAGAACCTGCAGGAGTCCATCGACTCCATGAAGGGCGCGCTGGAGGCCGTCGGCTCCGACATGAAGGCGGTCGCCGGACGCGCGATGCACGTGACCATGAAGCTCAAGGACAAGGTGTTAGGCGAGGCCGCCGTCAGCGCGGTGCAGAACCAAGTGCGCACCGACCGGGAGCGCGGCAAGAATCTGTCGGGGAGCAGCATCATCCCCATCCCTGCCATGCCGTAACGAGGGAGACTCGTGAACGCCACGAAGGACCAAATCATCGACGTCCTGGGCACCGCGAACACGCTGTCCTTCCCACTGCCGAGCGTCCCCCTGCTCGGCAGCTTGAAGGCCGGCGCACTCGCGACGGCGGCGGTGAACAACCCGTTAGGCCGGGCGGTGCTGCAGGCGGGGATGAAGCTCGCGGCGGCCGGCGGCTCGCTGCAGAAAGGCATCCTCGCCTGGGAGTCGCCGGCCGACGTGACTGTCGACAACGCCGTCGCGGAGAACCGCGACGACGCCGGCCGGCTGCTGTCGCTCTCGTTCACGAAGGGGACGCGGCGCGACGTCGTTCAGCAGAAGCTGCTCTTCCAGATGAACCCCGAAGCCATCTCCGAGCAGCTGTCGCCCGACTGGGCGGAAATCAAGGCGCCGGGACAGAACGGCCCCGTCTACCAGTTCATCAACGGCGGGGCGCGCGAAGTCACGTTCACGCTCAACTTCTTCTACGGCTTCCGCGACCGGTCGCACATCAAGCAGGACCTCGACCGACTCAAGAGCCTGACGCAACGCCCGCTGCTCACCCGGACGCAGAACGAGACGGACAAGGCGGCGTTAGGCAAGGCGCCGCTCGTCTGGTTCTACTTCGGCAAGTACATCCCCGGCGAGCGTTTCGTCGTCAAGAACGTCAAGATTGAGGCGTCGAAGATGTTCGACCCGCTCACGCTGCTGCCGATGCTCGCGACGGCTGAACTCACGCTCGCGTACGCGCCGGAGGTGCGCGACGACCTCGGTCGTCCGAACAACGTGAGCCTCGCGAGCGGGCGCGGCGACATCCGGCGCGTCCTCGGCAACAGCTTCTAAGGACCCCGCCCATGCCCACGCCGGCTGTCTCGCGGTACCGGTACTGTACTGTCATCCAGAAGGGGACGGAGCTATATTACGGGCTGCGGCCCCGGTACAGTACCGTCCCGAAGACGAGCGACCAGTTCTACGACGTCCAGCCGGGGGACACGTTCGCCTCCATCGCGGGGGCGCTCTACGGCGACCCCCGGTACTGGTGGGTGCTCGCGGACTTCAACGACGCCCTCGACCCGTTCGCCGCCCTGACGCCGGGCGACACGCTGCGCGCGCCGAGCCGGCAGCGACTCTTCCTTGAGGTGCTGGGCTGATGGCGGACTTCTCGACGGCCGAGGCGGCGGCGCTCGACTTCACCGCGAGCAACGGGGAGACGCCGACGGTCTTCGTGAAGTTCACGCGGCCGGGTATGAGCGAGGCGCAGAGCTTCGAGGTGCACCCGACGCACTTCGAGTTCACGACGAGCATCAACGGCGCGTCGTACGTGACGCTCACCGTCCCCGACGAGGCGTATGCGTTCATCGACAACGCCATGCTCACCGAGGACCTCAAGACCGAGGTCACCGTGAACTTCGGCTACGTCGGCAGCCGTCTGATGTCGGGCAACCGGACGTTCGTCTTCTTCCGGCAGAAGCCGTCCTTCCCGCAGGGCGGCCACGTCGAGACGACCATCACGGCGTACGACAAGAGCATCCTGCTCTCCGTCCCCATCGTGCCGCGTCTCCTGAAGCGCAAGGAGGCGTTCAGCATCAAGGAGATGGCCGAGTACATGGTCGAGGAGGCGCGCAGCATCCTCAAGTTCAACCTCGACATCAAGTTCGGCCCGGAGGGCGAGGACGGCACGAAGGTCCCCGACCCGTGGGAGGGGAAGCGGTGGCGCTTCAGTCAGGCCGTCGGCTCGCCGATGGAGTTCCTGTACAACCTGCGCACCATCGCGGAAGGGAAGGGCGAGAACGTCGTCCCCATCGACCTGTACGTGAAGGACAACGTCCTGTACTTCCGGCCGCGCATCTGGCCCTCGACGTTCTCCGGCTACTACACGTACCGCTCCCCGGCGTTAGGCGCGCGGCTTCTCTCGTTCGAGCCCGAGGTGAACACGGCGGCCACGCGGCACGCCGTCATGGGCGCGCACCCGGTGCTCGACGCGCCCATCAACGCGCAGCACGGGCCGCAGACGAAGGCCGCCGACACGAAGATTGTCGGGGAGCACTACGCCATCAACGCGGCGGCCGAACTCGGGTCGCGCGAGGCGCACCTCACGAAGGTGCACAGCGCCGGGACCGGGAAGGTGGGCGACCCGGTCGAAGTCAAGATGTACAAGGCCGACAACACCGCGCTCACGCACGTGGTGAAGGCGGGCGAGACGGTGCACTCGCTCGCGGCCAAGTACGGCGTGACCACGGATGCCATCGTGTCGGCCAACGGGCTGTCGTCCGAGAACACGGTGCTGACGCCGGGGCAGCAGCTGACCATCAAGGTCGAGGCCTACGTCTCGGACGAGACGGCGGCGCACCAGTCGCCGGAGAGCCGCGTCAAGGCGGGCCTGTCGTACCTGCTCGAAGAGCAGGACGCGGTCCGCGCGCGGGCGGTCGTGCTCGGGGACCCGCGCCTGGAGGCCGGGCAGCTGATTGCCGTCTGGAACGTCGGTGTGAAGTGGAACGGCGCGTGGTACGTCGAGGAGTGCAAGCAGGTCTACGACGGCTCCGGCTACCTCACGGAGATGTCGCTGACGCGCGACGGCTTCCCGTTAGGCAGCGGCCTCCCGCAGAAGCCGGCGGACACGGTGGAGAAGGTGTTCAAGGACGAGACCGCGCAGCGTCCGTCGGACACGCACACCGCGAACACGGCCACCATCAACGCGGCTGCCGACGTCGGGGACGCCGACGCGCACCTCACCTTGAACAGCAACAAGCCGGCCGGCGTCAGCGCCGGGGCGCAGCGCGTGCTCGCGAAGGGGAGCCAGTGACGTACACGGGCCGCAAGTTCGTCGGGAAGTACCTCGGGTGGTGCGTGGACAACAACGACCCGTGGATGGTCGGACGCATCCGCGTGCGGTGCCCGTACCCGTTAGGCATGGACGAGTCGACGTGGGCGATGCCGTGCCTGCCGCCGGGCGTCTTCGAGGTGCCGAAGGAGGGGCAGGGCGTGTGGGTCGAGTTCGCGGACGGCGACCCGAATCAGCCCGTGTGGGTGGGCGTCTGGTACGCGGGCATGGGCAACTCGGACAACCCGACGAAGGCGCCCTTCCAGGCGGTCCACCCGAAGATGACCGACTTCGCTGGCGCCGACGCGGAGCCGGACCTCGACCACGTGGACGCGAAGGACCCGACGGACCACGCGGAGCACAGCGCCTTCCACGACCACGTCTCGACGTTCTACACGCCGCACCGCCGCGTGTGGATGTCGCAGACGGGCCACCATCTGGAGTTCAACGACCATCCCGGCAAGGGCGGTTACGTTCGGCTCTTCGAGCGCTTCGGCCGCCTGTTGGAGATGACGGCGTTAGGCGTCACGAAGCTGCGGAGCTACATCCAGACGGGCTTCACGGATGCCGCCGGCAACACCGGCAACGCGTCCCACCGGCTCATCCTCGCGGACGGCCTCAACGACCCGGACGGGAGCGACCCGGACGTCATCGCGGGACAGTACGTCAGTCTGAAGGACATGGCCGGCGGCGAGTTCCGCATGGAGAGCACGGCGGGGCAGCAGAAGCTAGAACTCCGTGACGCGTGGAACCAGTTCCTGCGCATCGCGTCGAAGTCCGGCGCCCGGTACATCCAGCTGTGGGACTGGCAGGGGCAGAACATCAAGCTCGACCCCGAGACGAAGACCATCACCGTCACCGACGGCAACAGCAACGTCATCACGATGACGGCCGGCAAGGTGACCATCTCCGTCGCCGCGTCGAGCCACGTCTACGTCGGCGGCGAGGGGGCCGCGCAGCAGTTGGCGACGAAGGATTTCGTCCAGAGCCACTTCAACACGCACACGCACGTGTCGTCTTCGCCTGGAACGCCGACGTCGCCGCCCATCGTCCTCTCGCCGCTGGTGCCGGGACAGGACATCACGAAAAAGCAGCTGAGTGAGTAGCGCATGCCCATGACCACCGCCGGGATGTCCGCCGCCATCAAGGCCCAGCTGGACGCGGACTTCCCCATCGAGGCGACGAACAACGGCACCACCGAGCGCCAGCACTTCTGCGACCGCCTCGCCGCCGCCATCGTCGGTTACATCCAGGCGAACGCCCTGGTCTCCGTCACGACCGCCTGCGGAGCCGGCGCGGGGACGGGAACGGGCACCGTCGCGTAGTTGACCGGCCGGGCGTCCCCGGCTATCTTCCCAGTACCGGTACTCTACAGGTAAAGCAATGGCAGCCGACCGCTCGATGCTCTACGGGGCCGGGTTCGCCTACCCGTTCGCGTTTGACCCGAACCACGGGGGCGTGGCGAGCGCCACGGCGGTCGACAGCGTCCGGGCGTCGCTCTACCGGCTCTTCGACACGGCGCCGGGCGAGGAGTTCATGCTCCCTGAGTACGGCTGCGGGCTGAAGTACCTGCTGTTCGAGCAGGACACCGACGTGCTCCGCGCCCTGGTGGAGACCGAGATTCGTCGGGCCATCGCCCGCTGGGAGCCGCGCATCGCCCAGGTGCTGTCGGTCGAGGTGACGCGTGACGACGAAGTGGACCCGAACACCCTCCACGTGACGACGTTCTTCCGGCTCATCCAGAGTCAGACCGTCGACAACTTCGTCTATCCGTTCACGACGCAGGCCTAACGCATGGCGCTCTCGCTCCAGAAGACTTCAAAGGACTTCGACACCCTCAAGACGGAGATGGTGGCGAAGATTCCGCTGCTCGCGCCCCTGTGGACGAACCTGAACGAGGGCGACCTCGGGATGGTGCTCATCAATCTCATCGCGGGCGCCGGGGACATGCTCGGCTACATGCTCGACAGGTCCACGGACGAGACGTTCCTGCCGACGGCCGTGACGCGCGAGGCCGTGCAGCGGCTCTGCGCCCTCATCGACTACCGGCTCTCGCGTCCGGTCGCGGCGAAGACGACGCTGCGCTTCACGCTCCCGTCGGCGGTCGTCGGCACGCCGGTGCTCATCCCGAAGTACACGCAGGTCAAGACGGCGGCCGGCGTGTACTTCACCACGAAAGACGACGCGTACATCTACGCCGGCCGCACGTATGTCGACGTGGACGGCTACCAGGGCAAGTTCTGGTCGGACGCGTTCGTGGGCACGGGCGTGGACCTGCAGGAACTGAAGCTCTCGCACAGCAACGTCGCGCAGAACTTCCTGACGGTGCTCGTCGGCGCGCAGGTCTGGACGGAGGACTCGGCCGACAATACCGCGTACGCGACGACGCTCTACGACGTCGCGACCGACGTGAACGAGTCGGCCACGGTCCGCTTCTCGACGTACCTGGGCGACGTGCCGTCGCAGAACACGACCGTCGTCGCGCGGTACGTCGAGACGTTAGGCGCGGCCGGCAACGTCGGCTCCGGCGTCGTGAACGCCATCGTGCAGATGGGCGACAACAGCGCCGTGCCGACCGGGCTCACCGTGTCGAACACGACGGTCGCGTCCGGCGGGGCGGACCGGGAGGCGGTCGACCACGCGCGCGTGAACGCGCCGCGCCGGCTGCGCACGCTCGGCCGCGCCGTCACGCTACAGGACTTCGAGGACCTGCTCGAAGGCTTCCCCGGCGTGGCGAAAGCACAGGCCATCAACCACAACGGCTACGCCGAGTGCTACGTCGCGCCGGACAACGGGGTGACGTTCTTCCTGCCGGCGCCCACCGTTGCGGCGACGGGTTCCACGACGGGCGGGACCCTGCCGGCGGGCACGTACAAGGTGCGCGCGACCGCCGTGGACGCGAACGGCGAGACCACGGCGAGCGAGTACAATCCGTCCGACCGCACGGTCATCGACCGCACACAGACGGTGACCATCGCGTCGGGGGCGACCAGCTCCATCAGCGCCACCGTCACGCCGGTCACCGGTGCGACGGCCTACCGCTACTGGATTTCCAACGACAGCGGCGCCACGTGGCGCCTGTACCAGCAGACGGCGGGCACGACGCAGGTCATGACGTCGCTGCCGGCCCCTAGCGCGACGTTCCCGACCGCGAACACGACAGGCGCCCGGTCGTCCGACGCCGCGACCAGCCTGCGGCAGGCCATCGAGGCCTACCTCGAAGCGCGTCGCCTCATCGGGACGGTCTTCGCGGTCTTCAACCCGACGTACGTGCAGGTGAACGTCACGGCCACGGTCACCATCTACAACAACTACCTGCAGTCGGCGGTGCAGGGCGCGGTGACGGCGGCGCTGCAGAGTTACTTCGCCTTCACCAACCAGGGGTTCGCGACGGCGGTCCCGCTGTCGGACCTCTACGCGGTCGTGATGGGCGTGGACGGCGTCCGCTCGGTGAGCTTCACGGCGCCCAGCGGAGACACGGCCATTACCAACGGCCAGCTGGCGCAACTCGGCACGGTCGCGCTCACGATGTCGGGTGGGGTCGTCGGCTGATGTCGCTCTACCGGACCATCACCGGGACGCCGACCGGCACCGTCACGGTGCTCGGCGTGCCCGTCGGGTACACCGCGCGCATCGGGACCGCTACCGTCGTCGCGGGCGCGACGAGCGCCGTCGTGTTCCACGCGTGGACCGGGCAGCTGCTGGAGGTGCTCAACGAGCGCGGCGACGTGGTCGACAGCGATACGCCGGTGGCCGACGGCGACACGTATCTCTACGTGCCGGCGCTGGTGGAGTGGCTCTACGACCGCATCCCAGAACTCACCCGCGAGCGAGACGCGACCGGCGGCGGCGCGCTCTACCAGCTGGTGCAGGTGCTCGGCAGCGGGCTGCAGGGGGTCAAGGACCACGTCGCGTACATCCTCGACTACGTGGACCCGGACCACTGCCCGACGGACTACCTGCCGGCGCTGGGCGCGATGCTCGGGTTCGAGTTCCCGTACGACCTCGATGAGAAGCTGCAGCGGAACTTCATCCGCTCCATCATCGCGGTCTACCGCATCAAGGGGACGCCGAACGCCATGAAGTACATGGTCGGGCGGCTCATCGCGGGTCAGGGCATCACGCTCGACATCCAGAACGAGGACCACGTCGCGAAGACGTTCGACTTCATCCTCACGATGGACGAGGCGAACGCCCTCGGCGCCGTGCTGATGGACCGCATCACGTACCTCGTCAACCTCTACGCGCCGGCCGGGATGATTCCGAACCGCGTGGTGTCGACGTACGGCATCGAGGCGGGGCACGGCGGCGCGTCCGACGCGCTGCAAGGGACCACGACGGAGACGACGCCCTGGCGGCTGAACCGGGGCCACACGCTGAACACGCAGACTCCCTACGGCTACACCGTGAGCGTGAACAACGCCGGGGTGGCCCCACTCGCCATCTGAGTGCTGCGTCCGGCGCAGTGAGTCCCGGTCCGGGGTGGAGTTCCCCTCGGGCCGGCGGTATATTACCGGTACTGTACCTGCATACTCGGGGCACCATGGAAGGATACTGGGAGGACTACGAGCTACACCCGGACGGCCGCCGCGTGCTGGTACGCAGCGGGCGCAACATGGTCATGAACACCGCCTACGTGGTGATGGCCGCCCTGCTCAAGCGGGACGCCACCTACGGCAACGGGTTCCTGTACTGGGCGGTCGGGGACGGCAACACGACGAACACGGCGACGTGGGACGCGGGCGTGGCCGCCGGCACCACCGTGCCGGCGCCGACCGAGACGCATCTGCTCCGCGAGACCTACCGCAAGGCCGTACAGCTGGCTGACATCGAGTACGTGGACTCGGGGAACAACACCAGCGCGACGCCGACGAACCGCCTGAGAGTCACGATGACGCTCGGCAACACCGAGCCGGCCGTCGACTCGGACCTCCGCGAGTGGGGGCTCTTCGCCGGCAATGCGGGCGCGGGCGCGAACACGGGGTTGATGGTCAACCACAAGGTCCACGCGACGTACCGCAAGCAGACCGGCGTCACGCTTCAGCGCGTGCTGTACTTCACCCTCTGACGGTAGCCTGCCGTGAGTATCTCCAAGGACACCTTCGCCCTGAACGCCGGGAAGGGCTACGACAAGGTCATCTGGCAGCAGCAGGGCGTCATTCTGGACTGCGACTTCAACGAAGCGCAGGACATGATGCGGGACGCGCGCGACCGCCTCGTCACGGCCCTCGCCGGCACGGCGAATCTGTTAGGCAGTGCGGGCGTCCTCACGGCGTCGGCCACGGCGCGCAGCGTGGACGTCGCGTCCGGCGTCGCGGTGCACAACGGGGTGTTCATCCGCCTGCCGGCGGCGACCGCGCTGCAGGCGTTCGCCACGGGGACGACGACAGGCATCCAGAACTCCGTCATCTACTGTGAGTGGTGGGACGACGAGGTCACGGCGGGCGATGACGCGGCGTGGACCGACGCCACGTACGGCGCGGGCTCGACGCGCTACCGCCGGAACGTGCGCGTCCTCGCGGCGCAGAACACGAGCGTTCTGCCCGGCCCGTCGCAGGTCGGGCGGAACGTCTTCAAGATTGCTGACGTCTCGCACGACTTCACGACGAACGGCGTCTTCCTGACGAGTGCGACGTTCACGCTCGCGGGCGTCGCGCCGTCGCTCGGGGAACTCGCCGGACGGGGTCCCGCGCGTACGCTCTCGCTCAAGTCGGCGGCACCCGCCGCGCAGGTCGCGTACAGCTTCGACACGCTGAACACGCAGACCGGCAACCTGCTCGTGCTGAAGAACGCGGGCACGGCGAAGGTCTACATCGACGCGGCGGGCAGCATCGGTATCGGCGTGCAGCCGACGCAGGCGCTTGACGTGAACGGGGCCGTGAAGCTGCGCGCGAACGTGGACATCACGGGGAACGTGACCCTCGGGGCGAACGCGACGGTCGACGGCGTCGACCTCGACGTGCACGCGCACGACGGCACGGCGAAGGGCGGCCCGAAGGTGAGTCACGCGACCCTGACGGGGCTGACCACCTCGGACGACCACCCGCAGTACGTCCACACGAACCGCGCCGCCGCGACGAACATCAACGGACCCATCACGTTCGCCCCGACGGTGGGCAACGTGCCGTTCTCGGTGGCGGGCGGCGCGAACGGTGTGGTCACGAACCTGAACGCCGACATGGTGGACGGCGTGCACGCCTCGGCGCTGCTCACGACCGTCGCCGCAGCGGCGGCGTATCTCGCGCTGGCCGGCGGCACGGTCACAGGTGCTCTCACAGTGAACGGCCGCGCGAAGCTCACCGGCAACGCGTACGGCCCGGCGGCGAACGGCCCGACCGCCGTGACGGCGTCGCAGCAGTTCCAGTTCGCCAACGTCGGCGCGCGCGCCCTCGTCTGCGCGCTCTCTGTGGACCCCGGCGCGTACACCGGCGCGTACGACATCGTCGTGTACGACAACGCCGGCAGCGGTAACATCGTCGCGCAGTGGTCGAACCAGTCCGGCGCCGTCACCGACAAGGTGCCGTGGTACTTCGTCAACGCGCGCAGCGACGAGGCCCTCTTCGTCGTCATCACGAAGCAGACGCAGACGGGGACGCCCCACAACTTCACGGTCACGCTCACCGCCGAGCGCTTCGCGTAAGCGGGCGTACCGGTAAAGTACTGGTCTCCCATGGCTCTCATCAGCGGACAGATTCTCGTCGGCGGCCTGTCGTGGCTGCGGAGCCGCACGGCGGGCGTCGTCATCGCGGAGCGGAACTCTCGCCTGTTCCCGCGCTACGCGCCCCCGGCGCCGGGCGCGGCGCCATACAACCCGTCCGCGACGACACACCCCACCACGCGCGGCGGCGTGCAGCTGGCGTGGGCGAACGGCGTGTCGAGCAACGCGCAGACGGAGATTCTCTACTCGCCGGACAACGTCACGTGGTACTCGCTGACGACGGTGCCGCTGACGACGACGTCGTACGTGGACGTCTACAGCCCGACGCGCACGCTGCGGTACTACAAGTTCCGCCACGTGAACGTGACCGACGTGTCGCCGTCCACGGCGGTGGTCTCCGCGACGAACCAAGCGGACTATCCGGCCGGTGCGCCGACGACCCTCGTCGCAACGACACCGGGCACGCGCCCTGCCGGAGAGACGACGGCGAACCTCACGTGGGTGAACGGTGACGCGTCGGCCGGCGTCACCACGCTGCTCTACTACCGCATCGCCGGGGCCTCAACGTGGACGCTGCACGGCTCGGTCGGCGCCGGGGTGGCGGCGTACGCTGCCACGGGCCTAACGCCGAATCAGTCGTACAACTTCAAGGCCGTGCACCAGAAGGACACGGTGAACTCGGCCGACTCCAACATCGCGGGCGCGACGACTCTGGTCGATGGCCCGGATGCCCCGCCGACGGGCCTAACGGCCACACAGGGGACCGGGGTGCCGGGGCAGGGGACGATTGCCCTCGCCTGGACCAACGGCGACACCTCGGCGCAGACCGACATCTACTACTCGACGGACGGGACCACCTACACGTTCTACCGGACCGTCAACCCTGGTGTGGCCTCGAACGTGTTCTCGGAGAACGCGTACGACGTCCTCCGGTACTTCAAGGTCGTCCACGTCAAGAACGCGCTCAGTTCGGCGTTCTCCAACATCGCGAGTGCGCACACGGGGCTGGACATCCCTGAAGCGCCGCCGAGTAACCTCATGGTCGCCGTGCCGGCGCGGCCGACGGGCGAGACGCAGCTGTCGCTGTCGTGGGTGAATGGCGACGTGACGGCGCAGACGCGCGTCTACCGCGATGGGGTGCTGGTGCAGACGGTGGGCGCGGGCACGGCGGGGTGGGCGGACACCGGACGGCCGTCAAACACGCTGTACAGCTACGAAGTCCGACACGTGAAGAGCGGCGTGGAAAGCGCCGGCTCGACGGCGTCGGCGCGCACGCTCGTGGACGGCCCGGACGGCGACCCACAGTCGGTGACGTTCACGAACGGCCAGCCGGTAGGCACGGTCGTCACGCCCGGAGCCAGCGGCTTCGGGACCATCAGTTGGGCGAACACGTACGACACGTCGTGCGCGGTCGAGGTCTGGACGAACCTGAACGACGGGAACGGCCTGCAGCTGCGCACGACGACGTCGCCCGGCGCGACGTCGCAGTCGAACGTCACGTTCCCGTGGAACTCGTCCTGCACCTTCGCGGTGCGGTACACGAAGAACGGGGTCCCCAGCAGCTTCGTGTACGGCACGGCCGTGCTGCCGCCGATTCCCGCGACGCTGCCGACAGTCAGCGCGAGCGGCGGGCGCCTGTCGGACGGGCAGTTAGGCGTGGCGCTTACGTTCGGGAACCTCGACTACAACTCGACGCTCGACATCGAGGAGTACAGCGGCGGCACGTGGAACCGCCTCGCCACGGGCTCCACGCCAGCGACGTCGTACGAGGTGAAGCCGCGCACCGCCGGCTCGGTCTTCCAGTACCGCGTGCGCCAGAGCCGTAGCGGTTACCCGACGGCCTGGGTGACCACGGGGAACATCGGCGTGCCCGATGCGCCGCCGAACATCGACGCGGCGTTCCTCGGCGTGGTCGGGTACAGGGACGACCAGTACGACGACAGCTTCAACCTGTACCGTCAACTCTGGTACTGGAACGAGTTCGTCACAGTACTGTTCGCGCAGAACGACCGGGCGGATACTTCCGTCGAGTTTTCGCGCACCCCGAACAGCGGTGGCGTGACGGCGAACGTGACGGCCCTCAGCGGGGCCATCGGAGCGTTGGAAGCGCAGCTGCTGTACAAAGAGTGGCGGTCGGCGTGGGGCTATACCCTCACGTACGCGCCGAACTACTACGCCGGTGGCGGTGTGTCCGCGCTGCAGGTGCGCCTGAAGCGGACGGTGACCGACCCGGTGACGAGCCAGGCGGTCACGCTCTACAGCCCGTGGGCGCCGGTGGCGTTAGGCGGCAACTGGGACGGGTTCGCCTCGCCGCAGGCCCCGGACCACAAGGGACCCCTCCTCTCCGGCACCATGTCGTCCGGCGTCGCCGGGGGCGTGGTCTTCCACGGCGTGTCGGCCATCGCAGGCGGCTACCAAGTCTCGTTCGACTCGGCCGGTCCGTCCGGCGCTATGGTCGAGGTGTGGTTCGCCCAGTACACCGGCAGCGGGCCGGTACAGTACAAGAAGGTCACTGAGGTCGCGGCGAACAGCGGCGCACAGACGGTCTCCACGACCAACATCAGCGGGTCGCCCGGTCTCACGCAGGTCAACTTCCTCCTGCGCTTCCGCAACGCGGACGGCTCGTACGGCGGCGGGAGCATGTACGCCTGGGCCATCGGGCCGAACCCGTCGAACCAGTTCACCAATTACAGCCACATCTAAGCGCGCACGGGTTTTCGCATAGCGAGTACGGTGCACAGCAAGAACGCCCACCTCGAATGGTGGAAGCAGGACTTCCTGCAGCAGGCCATCGACGCGAGCGAATCGCCGCCGCCACGCTCGCGCGGCCTCCTCGAAACTTTCGGATTCGCCAATGACTGATAGCGTGTGGGTCGTCGGACGGTGGAAGGAGACGACGTGGGACCTCCAAGGTGTCTTCTTGACTGAAGCCGGCGCCGTAGAAGCCTGCCGGGATGAGACCTACTTCGTGGGTCCGCTGCCGCTCAACGTCGCGCTGCCCCATGAGACGACGTCGTGGCCCGGCGCGTACTACCCAATTCCGGTGCCCGGAGCCTAACGATGCCGGGACTTGCCTTGCTCTTCGTCCGGGCGGCGAAGCTGCTCACGCCCGTCCGCGAGGCGGCGGGACAGAACAACCACGGCCGGTTCGTGGAGGCCATGCTCGCCTTCTGTGGTCTCAAGCCGGGCGACCCGTGGTGCATGGCCTTCGTGTCGTACGTCGGCAAGCAGCTGCTCGGAGAGGCGTGGCTCCTCCCGGTGACGGGCAGCTGCGACGTCACGCTCGAATACGCGCGAGCCCACAAGCTCGTGCTTCCGGTGCCGGTGCCGGGGTGTGTCGGCCTGCGACTGAAGAGCCAGTCGGACGCAGACCACGCGTTCATCGTCGCCGGGGTGAACGCGGACGGTTCCGTGGCGACGGTCGAGGGCAACACGAACGACGGCGGCGGACGGGACGGCGACGGCGTCCTCGAACACACACGCGCCGGGAAGGACGACCCACGCCAGTACGTCTGGGTCCGGGCACTCGCCGCGTAGGGGTGGGTTGCTGTACCGGTACAATACCGGTATCTTTCAGCTGACGCACTGACCCCGATGGGGGTCGGACGGCCTCTCACCCTCTCCCCCATCCACGGTCTCATGCCCGACCGGATTTTCAAGTCGGCCTATCTCACGCAAGCCGCGCCGGTGAAGGCGGCCGTCTCCGGCGGCGCGGTCGGCCTCGCGGCGCTGCTCCAGTGGCTCTGCCAGCTGAACAACGCGACGGAACTCGCCTGCGCGGCGGTCGACGGGATTCACGAACTGGTCCGCGTGCTCCTCGCGATGAACGCCCTCGACCTCTTCACCGGCGTACTCGCGGCGCGGCAGGACGGGCAGCGCATTACCAGCTCCCGGTTCGGGGTCGGCGTGAAGCGCAAGCTGCTGATGCTCATGATGGTCGCCTCCTCGGTGCTCCTCGACCACGTCTTCAAAGCGAACCACCTGCCCCTCGACGGGCTCCTCTTTACGTGGACGACCAGCTGGTTCATCGCGACCGAGGCGCTGTCCCTCTACGAGAACGCGACGCGGCTCGGCGTTCCGATGCCCGCCTTCCTGAAGACAGCGGCCGAGAAGCTCCTGCAGAAGAGCAGCAACAAGACGGTCTGAGACACGGCCCCTCCGGGGGCCGTTCGCGTTGCCGGGGATTGCCTGACTGCGCGACCGTTTTGTGCGTCGTCTTACGCTTGACGGACGGGTGTGACCCCATTACTGTACCGTCATGAAACCCGTAGTGGCGCTCTGGCGCGCCCCGCGTATCTGGGATGAGCCTTTCAGACCGAAGCGACACCGAAAGAATTGACGCACCCGTAGAGTACTGTTAGGGTAGCGCGACGCCGCCAGTGCGGCACCGGTAACGATTCGAGACGACAACGGCTGATTCGCGACGTGGACGACCTCGGGGGAACCCCGATTGGGGCGAGGTCGGTGGGGTGGCTGAGAGTCGGCGGCGAGGTACCTGCAGTGCAACGGTACATTGACGACACCGTAGCGTCACGCTACACTCCACGGAGAGAGACGATGGCACGCGCGAACCTGAAGGCGGTTTCGGTTTACCTGACGGAGGAGCAGGCGGACATCCTGGCCCAGGCGGCGGCGTCCGAGCACCGCTCGACCTCGAACTTCCTCCTCTCACACGGCCTCATGGCGGCCGAGGCGGCGGGGTTCAAGGTGATGTCGGCCCACCGGCCCGAGACGACGGAGCGCGGACGTACGGCGCAGGTCGCCTCGCGGGGTAGCAAGCCCACCCACCCGAAGCAGGTTCAGCGGCGCAAGACGCGCTCGGCCTAACCGGCGGGACTGCGGTTCTCGCAGTCCCGTCGCCCGAGCACGGTAACGACGGTTCAGGCGGGAGCACTGTTGGGACACGCGAAGATGATTTCCGGGGGCGTGCGCGGCACGACCCCCGCGCAGTTCTTCGGGACCACAGACGGGCGGTTCGTCCCCTTTCGACGTGAGCTGCGGCGCGCGCTGTGCGCCGCCGCTCTTTCGGCCGAAAGTACCTGTACTCTACAGCTACTGTACGAGTACGCGGAGACGACCCTGTCGCTCAACGAGCCGGACACGGTGGACGCGGAGGGGCGCGTCAAGGTCTGGCCGACGCGCGAGCGACTCGCGGCCGAGCTGCTGGTCGACCGGCGCACACTCCAGCGCTACCTCACCGAACTGGAGGACCTCGGGCTCCTCGTGCGCGGTTCGGGGTCCGACCTCTGGATGACGCCCGTCCAGACCGTCATCGAGCAGTTGCTCGCGCGGCCCGACGCCCAGGCGCGCCTCAAGCTCATGTACCCGGAGAAGTACGACCGGAAGGTGCTGCCGTTCGACCCCGAGGTGCGCGCCGTCACGTCGGGAGTCCGCGCGCGGACCTCGAAGGGGGCGCGGGTCCTCGCACTCGCGGAGTACGGCACGCGGCAGCAAACGCTGCTCGCGGAGGACTCCACGCCGGTGTTCGCCCGCGCCTCGGTGAACTACCTCGCGGACGAGGCCCCGTGGGCGGCGGATTGGAGTGACGACCGATTTCTTGAATGGATAGAGGAGCAACGCGTGCGTCGAGCCCCGTGGCAGAAGCTGGAAGACCTGACGGCCCACATGAAGGAAGCGAACAGCGGCACCGCGTCGGCGCACAAGCGACGGACGGAGAAGCCGGCGGCGCAGAAGATGGGCGGCGGGCAGAAGAACACCACCACCATCCCGAAGGACGAGCAGGGGCGCGCCTTGATGGAGCGACTCCGTTACCGGGTAAAGAGTTCGCTGGAATCGCCCGTCCAGCCGAAGGACACGAAAGACAACTGGGGCATCATGGTGCGGCTTCGCGAGCAGTTCGGCGCGGACACCGTGCAACGGTACATTGACGGTATCACCGACCCGAAGACCTGGGCGGCGGCGAAGGCGCGCTACAAGATTGACGCGCACATCCCGACGCCGGCCCTGCTGCTCGGGTGGGCAGAGACGCTCATCCCCTTCGTACTCGGCCTCACCGAGGCGCCCGCGCTCCGGCGCTCGGGCGGCGCGGAGGTCACCGCCGAGGTGGTCAACCCGTTGGCCGAGTTTGAGTCCTTGTGACCTTATGTACCGGTACAGTACTTGACATGTACCGGTATTCGCGGTTACCGTCCGCACGCGACGACCCACCACCAGACGACTCCCCGATGCCACTCAGCATCCCCATCGACCGCGCCGTCCCGCTCCCCTACGCGAAGTACAAGAAGGGAATGCGGGTGCTGGTGAACTACGCCGACCGCGACACCGACACGGCCGTCATCATCGAGAAGGTCAACGCGACGAAGTCGCTCAAGGTCCGCATCGAGGACACGGGTGTGGTGCTGGAGCTGCCGCTGTCCGAGGTCTTCGGCCAACTGTCGCCGGACCCGTTCGACCAGATTCACCCGATGCTCGCGAAGAACATCGAGGACTACGCGAACCTCGACCTCGATGACCTGCTCCGCTCCGACGAGTGGGTGGCCGAACGGAAGTACGACGGCGAGCGGCAGCTGCTCACGTTCTGGCCGGGCATCAACCCGGACTTCGACCGCGACGAGTTCATCACGACCGGCGCCGACAAGGGGAACGTCGGCTTCCGCGCGACGACGCGCGTCATCGGCAAGCACTCTGGCCGCCTCGCGGCGAACTCGTACCACATACAGCACATGGCCGAGTGGCCGGTGCCGATGGACGGGGTGACGGTGTTCGACGTGGAACTCGACCACGAGGGTGGGTTTCGCGCGATGCGCAGCATCATGGGCTCGTCGTACGCGGAAGCGCTGCGCAAGCAGGACGAGCAGGGGTTGGTCTTCGCGTGGCTCCTCGACTGCCTGTGGTTCAACGGGCGCGACCTGCGCGGCCTGCCGTACGAGCAGCGGCGCGCGGTGCTCGACACGTGGTACAGCGAGGCGCGGCAGCACCTCCTCGACCAGGGCGGCATCGCCGGTATGTGGAAGGGCTTCGCGAAGAGCGCGAAGCGCTCGCCCATCGCGCGGACCGAGGAGGAGAAGCGCGCCCTGCTCCAGCGGAGCCAGACGGAGCGCTGGGAGGGCATCATGCTCAAGCGCCTCACGGCTCCGTACACCGACACGACGCTGCCGGGCCGGCGCTCGGCCGACCTGCTCAAGGTGAAGCCCTTCAGCGAGGCCGACGTCATCGTGACCGGCTTCGAGATGGGGAAGGGCATGTACAACACCGAGGTGGTCGGGGCCATCACCTTCGCGCAGTGGGTGCCCATCAACCAGCTCACTCCGAAGATGGAGAAGAACATCGTCGGGAACCCGACGGAGCTGGTGGACGACGCCCTGTCCATGATTCCGACGCACGCCCTCGTTCACATGGGCTCCTGCAGCGGCTTCACGCAGGAGCAGGCGCGGCTCTTCACCGAGCGCCCGATTGACTACATCGGGGAGCCGATGATGGTGACGTTCCAGCAGCGCTGGCCGGACAGTGGTCTCATGCGGCATCCCTGCTTCATCCGCATGCGGATTTCCGAGAAAAACCCCTCGGATTGCGTGTACGACGCGGCCTAACGTGCGTACGCTGACCAGCACGGACCTCGCCAAGGCCCACATCCCCGAGAAGTACTGGGACGCCACGCTCTCGAAGGTCCCAGACACTGCGCCGTTCAAGGCGCACGTCGCCAACTACCTGCGCAACCTCCGCGAGGGGGTCGCGCAGGGCGGCGGCGTATACCTCTGGGCGAGCAAGAACGGGACGGGCAAGACGGCGCTCGCGTGCGTCATCGCGAAGCACGCACTGCGGCTCGGGTTCACCGCGCACTACGTGATGTCGTCCGACGTGCCGGACCTCGCCATCCAGCGGCCCGCGTACGACGACCACACGACCATCCCCGAGCGGATGCGCGCGGTCGACGTGCTGGTGCTGGACGACTTCCTCAAGGAGCACAAGGGGAAGAGCGGCTTCGTGGAGGCGGAACTGGAGAAGCTCATTCGCGACCGCACGCAGCGGCAGAAGGTCACGGTGTTCACCAGCAACGTGGAGTTCGCGAAGGTCGCGGAGCAGTCGACGGTCGACGTCGCGAGCCTTCTCGCGGAGGCGGCCGTGCCCATCGAGGTCGTGGGCGAGGACCGGGGCGGGCGGAACTGGCGGCGCGAGCGGCAGCAGCAGCTGCGCGGGCTCTTCAAGGGGGAGGCATAATTGGACTTCGGACGTATGGCGCTCTCCCGCGCCCTCTCGGACCAGAGCCTCGCGGTCTTCCTCGACCGCCGGGTGCAGCCTGAGATGTTCGCGGACGCGGAGAGCGCGGGGGTCTACAAGTACCTCCTCGATTTCCACAAGCAGTACCGCAAGGTCCCGTCGCCGCAGACGGTGCAGGCGCAGTTCCCCGGCTACCAGTTCGGCTACGCGGCCGAGCCGGTCGAGGTCTACGTCGATGCGATGGTCGAGCAGTTCGTGCGCAACCGGGCCTTCGAGGTCGTGGAGCAGCACATCACGCGGCTCGACCTCGGCAACCCGCTCGACGTCGCCACGTCGCTCGGCCAGCAGCTGGTGCGCCTCTCGGCGTTAGGCACGCGGCACATCGAGCGACTCATCACCGACAACATCTCGCAGCGCCTCGACGCCTACCGGCAGCGGAAGGCGAAGGTCGGTCTGTTAGGCATCCCCACGCCGTGGCCGTCGCTGGACGACATGACGCAGGGGTGGCAGAAAGAGATGTACGTCGGCGTGATGGCACGACCGAAGACCGGAAAGACGTGGTTCATGCTGCGCCTCGCGTACGCGGCGTGGCGGGCCGGCTACCGCGTGATGTTCGTCAACAAGGAGCTGCCGGACGAGATGATGGACCGGCGCTTCGACGCACTCCACGCGAAGCTGCCGTACGAGCGCTTCCGCACCGGCGACCTGACCGACGTCGAGGAACAGCGCTACGAGAAGGCTATGGCGGACCTCGACGCCGCGTTCGCGGCCGGCGCGGTGCCGGACTTTCGGTGGGTGCACGGCGTGTCGACGGTGAGCGGTATCGACGCGAAGGTGGAGGAGTTCAAGCCCGACATCCTCTTCATCGACGGCGCCTACCTGCTCATTGACGAGGAGAAGGCGCGGCAGGCGTGGGAGCAGCAGCAGAACCTCTCGCGCGGCTTCAAACGCATCGCGCAGGTCCAGAAGGTCCCGACCATCATCAGCATCCAGGCGGGGCGTGGCGCAGACCAGAAGAAGTCGAAGACGCAGATGACGATGTCCGACGCGCGGGGCTCCGACGCGTTCGCGCAGGACGTCGACATCCTCATCGGCCTGGAGCAGAGCGACGATGACCGGGTGAACAACGTGTTGAACCTCCTCCCGCTCGCGGTGCGCGAGGCGCGGCCCGAGCCCATCCGCGTCGGCTGGGACTTCGACACGATGGAGAGCAAGGACCTCGGCGTCGGCACGGTCATCATCGAGGACGACGACGCGCTGCAGTACGCTTGATTCTGTCCGAAGCGCGCGGTACGCTTCGGATGCGGTGTCGGAAGGGGTCCTGGGGAGGGAACGACCCAGGCAGCGTGTTCCCCCAAGAGCGGCTGGAAGAGCCCCCATCCCGGCACCGTATCCGTTGGGTACCTTGACGAAGACATTCGCGCGTGGCATACTGGCGCCACGCTGGTACACCAGCGGTATCTATGACAATCGACTACACGGCGGCGGCGCTGCAGGCGCCCCTGACCGAAGACCAGATGGCGGCGCTGGGCTTCCGGCGCGATGCGGCCACCGGCTGCTGGCGGGACGACGCCGTGCTGTTCCCGCATACCGAGGAGCGGCCCTGCCTCTCCCTCCTCAACCTCCTGCAGTACGTCAAAGACACCGCGTACAACGCGGGTCGGAGTGACAACCAGAAAGCGCTTCGCACGTACCTGGGCCTCGCCGGATGAACGTCGAGTCCTTGGAGTACATTCTTGAGCAGCTGGGCTCCAGCCGCTTCAAGCGGTCGGGCGACAACCTGACCTGCGACTGCCCGCTCGCGCCGTGGACGCACGACTCCGGGCACGACAAGGGGCGGAAGTTCGGCGCCCTCATCACCGAGGGCATGTCTCCGGCGAACTGCTTCATCCCCGGCTGCTTCTCGGGGACGATATACGACGCCGTGGTGAAGGCGGGCGGATACCGCGTGCGCGACGGCCTCATGACGGCCGAGCAGCTGAACGACCTCAAGGCCTTCACCATCATGGCCGAGGACGACGAGATGGGCGAGTCCGCGTTCATCGCGCGGCAGGTCGCGCTCATCCCCGCGTCCATCCTCGTGGCTCTCGGCACCGGCTCGCCGTACTGGGTGGGGCGCGGTCTCGACCCCGAGGAGGCGAAGGCGTACGGGGAGGCCGAGGCGCGGGCGTGGCTGCCGCTCCGCGACAAGAAGGGCGAGGTCGTGGCGGTGCAGGGGCGGCTCCTGCCCGGTGAGACGGACCCGGACACGCAGGACGCGAAGTACCGCACCTACCCCAACGGCTTCCTCAAGTCGGAGCACCTGTTCGGTGAGCACCGACTCGTCCGCCCGGTCGACTTCCTCGTCGTCGTGGAGGCGCCGGCCAGCGCGGAGGCGCTCTCGGGCTGGCTGAAGCGGCCCGACTGGCAGGACGTCCTTCCCTACGGCGCGAGCACCGAGGGGGCGGTCGCTGTGGCGACGATGGGCGCGAAGTGGAGTGAGGAGCAGATGCGCCTCATCCTCGGCAGCCTCACGCTGCGCGGCGAGGTCTGCATCGCGTTCGACGCGGACAACGAGGGGCGGCTCGCGACGTGGGGTGTCGAGCGCAGTGGCATCGAGCACCCCGGCCTCATGGAGCACCTCCGGCGGCGCGTGCCGCGCGTGACGGTGGTCGAGTGGCCGAAGACCGACCCGCTGGACAAGCTCACGCCCGACGAGCCCGTGGACGCGCTGCGAGAGCGCGCCCGCCTCGCGGTGCGGGACCGGAAGTCCTGGCTCGCGCTCAAGTACGCCAAGCTGACGTCCCAGCGGCGGCACCGGGCGCGCAGGTAACGTACCGGTACTGAACGGTCATTTACCGTTGACAAGGCGTTGCAGCGACGGTATACTGGTACACTCACGGCATACTGCCGGCGTCACCATGTAGGACACCATCACGCTGACCGACCGCCCGCCTCTACGGCTCTGGGCCAGTAGGCAGCACACCAGGGAGAACGGCATGTCGTTCATCAAGCGGGGGTACGAGGCGTTCGAGCAGAAGGAGCAGGAGTTCGCGGAGCGGATGGCCGAGGCGGGGAAGCCGTGGCGCTTCTGGATGAAGCCCGGCGCGGAGACGAACATCGTCTTCCTCGATGACAACCCGCCCATCATCGAGGAGCACCAGCTGAAAATCGACGGGAAGTGGCAGAACTGGTTCACGTGCCTGCGCGCCCCGGAGCTGGGCGGCAAGTGCCCGCTCTGCGCCAGCGGCGACAAGCCGTACACCGTCGGGTTCTACACCATCCTCGACCGCACGAAGTTCACGCGGAAGGACAAGTCGACGGGCCAGGACCAGATTCGCGTCCTCGGCGTGAAGTTCAAGTCGCTGAAGGCGCTGAAGAAGTACAGCGTGAAGCTCGGCGGCCTCGCCGGCCAGGAGTTCAACGTCGAGCGCTCCAACTCGGGGCAGTCGGCGTCCACCGGCGACGTGCTCGTCCCGCAGGGCCAGCTGACGGAGTCGCAGCTGCTGGACCTCATCAACAAGCAGCGCAAGACGCCCGTCGAGTCGCTCGACGCGGTGCTCATCAACTGGGAGGAGTACCTCGCGCCGCAGTCGGCCGAGGACCTCGCGAAGCTGGTGGGCAAGGCGCAGGCGAGCGCCGAAGAGGCTGAGGAGGAGGTCGTCCGCTACAACTGAGCGGCGACGGGGAGGCACGCGCGGGGACGCTTCGGCGTCCCCGTTCGCGTCTCTGCCCTTGACGACCCCATTGTGCCGGAGTACTGTACCGGTACAATGCACGTAGAGTACACGACGACACCCCGCAGATGATTGTACGCGACCGGGCGGCCTGGAAGGCCGTCCTGCAGAAGCTGGAGCAGAGCCGGTGGCACGACGGGCGGCGGGTGTGCGCCATCGACACCGAGTTCGTTCCCGAGGCCAGCCGCTGCGGCCTCACGCCCGCCCACCCCGCCTCTCTGACGTCGTACGCCGACCTCTGGGACGTCGGCCTCTCCCTCGCGTGGTTCGAGTGGGAGAACGGCGTCTGCACGCGCAACGGCGCCTACGTCCCGGTCGGCCACTCGACGGGCGAGTTCTCGCTGCGGCACGAAGACGTCTACGACGACCTGCAGCGGCTCCTCGACAGCGACATCGAGTGGGTGCTGCACAACGCGAAGGCCGACATCCAGGCGCTCGCCGTCTTCCCCGGCCCGAACGGCAAGGTGGGCATCCGCGTCCGCAACCGCATCGCGGACACGATGATTCTCTCGTTCCTGTTCAACACGAACGGCGTCGGGAGCCCGAAGCAGGTGCTGCTAGGCGAGGGGGAGCACGGACTCAAGGCGTGCTCGAAGCACCTGCTCGGCTACGAGTTCGCGGCCGAGCTGCCGGACTTCGCGCCGAAGGAGAAGTACGCCGACGAGGAGGGCGAGGAGCACGTCATCATGCGCGTCGACCTCGTTCCCATCGAGGACCAGTACGACGCCGACGGGAAGCTCGTCAAGCGCGGTCTCGGGAAGTACGCGTTCGATGACTCGGTGCAGACGTTAGGCCTCTGGGAGTACTTCCAGCCGAAGCTGGCCGAGGACCCGGAGACCGCGCGCGTGTGGGACGTCATCCAGCGCGACTTCATCTTCTGCCTCGCCGAGATGGAGATGTTCGGCATCGAGCTGGACGTGACGCTGCTCAAGCGGCTGCGCGTGCAGGTCGAGGCGGAACTCGCGGACATCCAGTCGAAGATGTACGCCCTGCGGCCGGGACAGGACTTCGACCAGCTGGTCGACGCGGACCTGCTGCGCAAGGTGTGCGAGCAGTACGACGAGTACGAGCGGCGCTTCGCGCTGAAGCCGGACGACGCGGAGTACCCAAAGACGGTCAAGCAGCAATCACAGGGGCGCGGGAAGCCGAAGGTCGACGCCGTCGTCCCGTGGAACAAGACGGCGGCGCGGAAGGAGCTGTGGGCCGCGAGCGGCCTCGCCGGCCACCCGGTCGTGGAGAAAATCAAGGACGACAAGCTGCGGCCGGCGCTGAAGCAGTTCCCGCACCTTGCACACAAGGTCTTCAATCCTGGCAGCAACAACGTCCTGAACGCCATCCTCTTCGAGGAGTGCGCGCTCGCCCCGTTAGGCCTGAAGGGCGCCAACGGCCTGTGGTCCACGAAGTCGGAGTACATCGACGTCTGGGCCGACGAGCAGGGCAACCCGATGGCGCAGCAGCTGCAGCGGCTGCGCGAAATCGGGAAGCTGTTAGGCACCTACCTCGTCGGGATGGTGCAGAAGGTCGCGCGGGACGGACGGCTCCGCACGCGGTTCATCCAGGGCGGGGCGCGCACCGGCCGCCTCTCCTCGCGCGAGCCGAACCTCCAGAACATCCCGGTCTCCGGCGAGTTCCCCATCCGCGAGGCGTTCATCGCGACGGGACTCACGTGCTGTGACATCGAGGTGCATGAGTGGCACCTGAACGACGCGGGTGAGCCTGTGCGACCGAAGCACCTCACGGTGCGCGGCAACCCGCAACTGGTGCACCCGCTGTTAGGTCGTATCGACGGCGGCTACGAAATCAAGGACGGCTGGGTCGTCCGCTGGTGGGGGAAGAACCCGCCGTTCGTCCTCTTCGTGGGCGACTACTCGCAGCTGGAGATTCGCCTGCTCGCGCACGTGTCGGGCGACAAGACCCTGTGCGAGGCGGTCCGCAACGACGAGGACATCCACGCGCTCACCGCGCAGGCCTGCTTCGACTACATCCCGAAGGACATCAGCCTGAAGGAAGTGAAGAAGCGCTTCCCGAAGGAGCGGAAGAACTCGAAGCCCATCAACTTCGGCGTCATCTACGGCATGGGTCCGCAGAAGCTGGCGAAGGACCTGGGCATCGACGTCGAGGAAGCGAAGGAGATGATTCAGGTCCGTTACATGGGCCGGTATCCAGGCGTGAAGACGTACATCAAGCGCCAGCACGACCTCGCCATCGCGAAGGGCTACGTGAAGACGGCGGTCGGCCGGAAGCGCCACCTGCCGGCCGCGACC